CTTACCCATACCTGAGCCTGACGTAATGGTGACTAGCTCCTTCCTTCGGAACCCGTGGGTCATCTCATTAAGACAGCCCCAAGGGTACAGGATGGACTTAACATCAGCCTGTTCCATTATCATGTCCCAAGTATCACTACCTGACACTATGCCGTCCGGTTGATAGGTCTTTGCGTTCCACCACTCACGCACAAACGCCTGTACCTTATTGGCTTTGAGCATGTCCCCTGCGTCCTTCATAGGCAGAGTGACATTCTTAGCCTTGTTGGGGGTAAATAAATCAAGAACTGACTTAGCCGCCTCCTGTCCCGCTTTGTCATTATCAAAGCAAATCACAACATTCTCAAAGGACTCCAACCACTCTAGGTTTTCTTTAATGTCTTTTGATGCTCCAGTTGCGCCACTTCTAATGGAGACAACGGGCCATTTCCCGTCAAACATTTCGTGAACTGCAAGTGCGTCTGTCTCGCCCTCTGTGATCGTAACGTATTTACCGCCACCCTTGAACGCATGTTGACCGAACAACCCAACATTATTAAACTCTCCTGTAGAATAAAAACTTTTGTTATCCACAATGCGAACTTTAGTCCCTATCGGGGAGCCTGAGTCCTTATCGTGGTATGGATAATGATGTTTGACAATTTGCCCCTGCGCGTTGTACTCAACCGTCACGTTATATTTTTGTGATACGGTTTGACTAATACGCCTGTCAGGGATTGCCGCTACTACTCCTGTCATTTCCAATGACCTCGCTCTGATTGGTGTGATGTTGCTAACCTGACCTGTGGCTTTCTCGTAGTGGTTACAGCCGCCTGAAAAACAGACGGCATGACCATCGGAGTACCTAGCCAAGTTATCCTGTGAGCCACACTTAGGGCATGGCTCATGTCGGACAAACTTAGACCCCACAGTTAGAAGTCCTCTCCACCAGTATCTTCAGCAACCTCCAACACCTTAACCTTATTAAGGTAAGTGGAGACACCATGCACGGGATGTTCCTGACCTTCAGCGTACAGGACACGAACTTTTGAGCCTCTACCAATGCGGCCTTTGAATGGCTGACCGTCCGCATCCAATACAGGGACATCGTACTTAGTGCTGAACTTTCTCTGTTTGACACCTTCATACTCGCGCATCTTAACGCCTTTGGCTGACAGATCACCCGCTGTCTCATCATCTAATGACAACACCACGGAGAATTTACCAGTTGATTGGCCCTGATACATTTCATGCTCATCAAGATTCTCAAACGCTAATAAACCTTCTAATACTGACATACTATTTTTCCTCTATCGTTGGTTGTGTGACCCTATGTATACTTAAGGATCGTTTGGTTGATACTATAATTATATATTAAAAATTTTTCTTTAATACATAAGTATAGTATAACATGAAAAGGGGTATAACATCAATCATTAAAAGTTATACCCACTATTTTTTTCATGAATACCTCTAAAACATATTACAATAATTTAAATTAAACCTTACTTGAACGTGTACATAACCGTCTGGAAATGTCCTGTAAACCCCTCTCAACTCCTCAGCTATATTCATAATCTTTTTAATAAACTCCTCGCTTATGTCCATCTCGTTACAAAAAGCAAGTCGTGCTAGTTGTTTTACAGAGTGATCGTCCACAAAATTCTGATCGGCATAAATTAAAATCTCTGCGTCATTATCAATCGGGTCATCTCCCCCTAGTACAGCGGGTTGGTCTTTGGTCCATTTTGTCGCCATTGTTTAGCCCTCCATCGTTAAAAAGTCAAACGGGTTGTCGATCTGATCGGGATACGGTACGTCAAACTCCGCCTCTATTGAGGCTGTCAAACAGTCTGTGCACAGTTCCGAATAGTCCCCTGTCATCCTGTCGATTCGTTTTAGCTCGTATTCGTTCATAATCACATTACATGCTTTGCATCTACTCATAGGGAAAAGCCCTCTTATGTTGGTTTAAAAACTCCTCAGCGGTTAAGCTACTATAATAAGCCCTGACGCTATCCTCTGCGCGTTGGTGCGCCTCCTGTAATGTCATGGACAGCATCTCATACTCTACCATTTCATTAATTAAACGGGTAATCGGTCTTATATTTCCCTCCTCTGAATCGGACCAACCATCATACCCTAAATGCTCCTTAATTTTACTCATTGAAGTCTAACTCCTCCGTTGTGTATACGTATCCAAAAGTAATGACTATGAACGGTAATAGTACCACAGTTCCTTTAAATGGTAAAGCTACAATTTCCCCTGTAATCTCGTTATAGGTCCATACGGGCTTACTGTCGCAGAATTCTATGTCTAAGCCTGTCCCGTTTCTAAGCTCTACTGTCAATTTTTTTGATCCTAAATTTAAATTAATCATGGTTTACAGCCTCATAAATTTGTGTCATGAAGTCCAAAGCATCAGCCCGCCTTTGTTCCTCCCTGTAGTTGTTACGCATAAAATCGCTAGTGTAGAACGCTTTTAATTTAGCTACGTATCTATTGCATAGGTGCTCTTGTTTGACAGTCTGGTATAACTCCTCCTCCTCATAGGTCCGACTGTCCCCTAGTTTGTCCAGTGCGCGGTATTGCGCCTCTGTCAACTCCTCCCTTGTTACAGGCTCAAGATTGTCTTTCATAGCGCTAAACTCCCATAGTCAATTGAACCTACTATTATATAGCATATTACTAAACATACAACACCTACCCAACAAAATACCTCATTGTTTTTATCTATCATCGTTTCTGTACCTCATGCGCTCTATTAATTCCCTCGCGTGATCCTCTGACATTTCGTAATACTCAGCGAACCTGCCGACTGTCAAAAAGTTATTGACCCAATCTAAATATAAATGCTCATCGCTAAAATGTTGGTATGCTTTCATAACTATGCCCCCTCATCAAAGTCAGGGTTGCATTCACTAGCGGACGTTAGAAGGCAGTCAATGCGCTCCTGTGGCACTAGTGTGTAATGACGACCATCTAACCATCGGTTGATGTGCTTGGACGTTGTGACGCTGTAGTATTCCTCAGTGCGTACAAACGACCCATCAGTCAAACACGCGGCCACCGGTGTTTCATAGCTGAAGAATACCTGAGCAAATCCTAAATCTAGCTCTGTTTGGTTACTACCTATAAGTTTAAGTTTCATCTGGTGTTACTCCTTTTGGTTTTAAATTAATTTGCTAATGACTATCGCAGTTTACCGGATAGTCATAGGTAAATCAACTTGCAAAATAATCATCATTCAATTTTAACATCATTGACCCATTGCTATGAGGCATTGCTACCATAACCTCTGTACCATCATTATCCAAAGCAGTGACCCAACCATCCTTATTATTAACCTCAAAGCCTCCATCTTTCAACTGCTTAATCAAAGGCTTTAATTCTTTTCTACTACTCATAAATTTAACCACAATTAATACTCCTTATTTTTATCCGTTATTGAAAAACAATTTAATTTATAATCAAGCTCTTTTAATACGCTTTCGCGTATCTCCTTATTAGTCGCGTTGACATCCTCTCGCATAGCGTCTATAAAATCCTCTAGCGCCTCGCAGATAATCTCACTCTCTAACGCGCTTATAGTGTCTTCTCGCATTTGTCTAACTCCTTTTGTTTATCAGATTAATGTTGCGTTAGCGTACATATCTTTTTTCATGTACTCTATCGCTTGGGGATAGGTAATATGAGGTATACCGTAATCCTCAGTTAGTTTAATGATTGCTTTAAATTCTTTTGCTTGCCAATAAATTCTTTTCTTTACATTGTCTTCGTCCCTTTGTATTAAATCTGCAACGTCTATATCGTTAATTAATTGAGCTATTTCCTTCGCTGTTTCTGGGTGTAATTTAATCATGAGTATGTCCTTTAATTGATAATGATTCTTATTTGCAACGGGACCAGTTCCCTTGCTTCTTGCGCCCATTATATCAACTGATCAGCTGATGTATATAATCTAAAACATATAGTGCATATTCATATCATGAATACTATATGTAACCTTCTATTACGCGTGGGCGCATGTACGCGTAGCAATAACCATGCCAACTATTGCAAATCTTATATAAATCTTTTCCTATGCTTAGGTATAGACCAAGGACAAACACGCTTAGAACGCAATATAGAGCCATTTATAAACATATAAGCACCAGTGATGTAACTCCTATATAACATAAGTATAACTTATGACTACTTGGCATGATGTATGCATAGGCGCTATGGGTATCCACAAGCATACTCACTCTTCACCTGTCAAACATAAGCTCGACCCAAAGGCGGCCTTTGGTCATCCTATGCAATACTCGTGCCAACTCTAGCCTGTGTATAACCTGTAGATAACTTATGCACAGGCATGGCTAGGCTGTGGATAACTTATGTATAACCTGTGGATAACTTTAGGGGGCGGGGGGCCGCTGGGAATCTCAAGATTGTTACAGTACCCTACGGTATACAAAAAAGGTGAAATTAAGAAAAAACAGTAGTATCCTTATGTATCCCTAAGTCATTGATTTACATAAGGAAACACAGGCTTGCCCCCTAGGTTTGACAAGTGTAGATAAAGGACAACACAGGTTGACACACAAGTAGGCTGATTGGTCATGAATAGTTAATAAATAGTTAAAATAATGCTTGACTTTTGATTCAGAATGTGCTATAATATTTAATATAGTAAAGTAAAGAAAAACAAGGTTCGCCCTTAAGTATCCTTAAGTAAACTTTAAGTATTTTATTTATTTTAAAATTAAAGAATATCCCTAAAGCTTACTTAAGTATCCTTAAGTATATAAGGGGAAATACCTTGAATGATAAAGTAATAGAAAAAAAGAAAGGTCGTCCTAAAAAATCCGATATGGTGTCAAGAAAGAAAGGCACTACTGGTTTGTCTAGGGGTCGCCCGAAGGGTGACGCGGCAATCATAAACGAGTACAAAAGTCGGATGTTGACATCCCCTAAGTCTCGTAAAGTTTTAGAGTCAATCTTTGATGCGGCCCTAAACGATGACCATAAAAACCAAGCGGCGGCTTGGAAGTTGGTCATGGATAGAATCCTACCGACTGCTGTCTTTGAAAAGGACGTAGTAAAAGGAGCAGGTAGGTCAGCCATACAAATCAATATTACAGGTGTTGGCGGTGAGACTACCGTAGTATCCAGTGATAATGATATAGAAGGAGAATATGTAGATGGCTAAGTATTTTTCCAGAGATGAATTTGCCTGTCAGTACACAGGTGAGAACAAAATTAAAGATGAGTTCATTGAACGATTAGATGAACTACGGGAGGCTTGCGGATTCCCGTTTGTAATCACTAGCGGATATCGCTCCCCGTCACATCCAATAGAGGCTAAGAAAAAAATTGCAGGACAACATTCACAAGGCCACGCGGCAGATATTAAAGTTGCAGATGGTGTACAAAGATTTAAAATTGTGGAACAAGCCATTTCGCTTGGGTTCACAGGAATTGGAGTTGCTTCTTCTTTTGTGCATGTTGACACCCGTGATTTATACGATGATGATCTTGAGCCGGTGATGTGGACTTATTAATTGACTGAACTTAATGTTTCGCTACTACCGTGGCAACAAAAAGTCTTCAATGATAATACAAGATTTAAAGTAATAGCCGCAGGTAGACGTACAGGTAAAAGTAGATTAGCCGCTTGGATGCTAATCATTAGAGCTTTACAGGCTGAACGTGGACATGTGTTTTACGTTGCCCCTACCCAAGGACAGGCTAGGGACATTATGTGGCAAGTGTTGTTGGAAATAGGTCATCCTGTTATAGCAACTAGTCATGTAAACAACTTACAAATAAAATTAGTCAACGGTGCAACCATAGCCCTTAAAGGGGCTGATAGACCGGAAACCATGCGTGGTGTTAGTCTTAGGTTCTTGGTTATGGACGAGTACGCTGACATGAAGCCTGAGGTATGGGAGCAGATATTAAGACCTGCCTTGGCTGACCAAAAGGGTGATGCATTATTTATTGGTACGCCAATGGGTAGGAATCACTTTTATGATTTATATACATATGCTTGTGTATCCGATGACCCTACCTTTGTAGGTTATCACTTTACAAGTTATGATAATCCATTGTTAGACCCTGAGGAAATTGAAGCGGCTAAGAAGTCAATGTCTGCTTTTTCCTTCCGTCAGGAGTTTATGGCATCCTTTGAGGCTCAAGGTAGTGAATTATTCAAAGAAGAGTATATTAAATTTTCTGAGGAAGAGCCTGAGCAAGGTCAGTTTTACATTGCGGTTGACTTGGCGGGTTTTGCGGATGTCGCTAAAGTTACAACGAAGACAAAAAGACTTGACCAAACGGCTATCTCTATTGTTAAAGCAAACGAAGAAGGTTGGTGGGTCGCTAATATTGTACATGGGCGTTGGGGCGTCCAAGAGACTGCCAGAAGAATCTTCCAAGCAGTCAGAGATTACCAACCCGTAGCCGTAGGTATAGAGAAAGGAGCATTAAAGAATGCTGTACTTCCGTACTTAAGTGACTACATGAAAAAAAATCAACGGTTTTTTAGAGTGGATGAACTTACCCACGGTAATAAAAAGAAAACCGACAGAATTGTTTGGGCTTTGCAAGGTAGGTTTGAACATGGTACAATCTCCTTAAACAAAGGAGAATGGAACACACAGTTCCTTGATGAGTTATTTCAGTTCCCTAACCAATTAGTTCACGATGATTTAATTGATTCCTTAGCTTACATAGACCAATTAGCCAATATAGCATACACATCGGACTTTGAGGAAGAAGAATATCAACTATTAGACGCATACGCAGGGTATTAATATGCTAAATGAAGAAAGAGATCAATTTGTACTGGAACAAACACTTGAAGGTTGGATAATTAATAAATGTCAAGGATGGCGTGACCACTTTGATACAAATTATTCACGTAAATTTGATGAATATTATCGTTTGTGGAGAGGACAGTGGTCTTCCGCAGACAGAACTAGGGACTCAGAACGCTCTAAAATTATAAGTCCTGCCCTACAGCAAGCAGTAGAGTCCTCAGTTGCTGAATTAGAGGAGGCAACCTTTGGTCGAGGCCGTTGGTTTGACATTGAAGACGATGTAAATGATAGAGAAAAGCAAGATATAGCACTTTTACGTGAAACTTTATACAAAGATTTTAAAAAGAATAGAATACGTAAGGGTGTAGCGGAGTGTTTGCTTAATTCCGCTGTTTTTGGTACAGGTATAGCTGAAATTGTACTTGAGGAAGAAAAAGAGATGGCTCCTGCTACTCAACCTGTTATGGGTGGGGAACTAACAGCAGTTGGTGTCAACATAACGGAAAAGACTTGCGTTAAACTACGTCCAGTAATGCCACAAAACTTCCTAATAGATCCTTTAGCAACTTCCGTAGAGGAAGCCTTAGGTTGTGCAGTGGATGAGTTTGTGTCATTACACTTAGTTGAGCAATTACAGGAACAAGGTATCTATAGAAATGTAGAAGTTACTATGGCGGCCCCTGATTTTGACATAGAGCCTGATCAAGACCTAATAGCACATGATGATGACAAAGTACGTCTAACTAAATACTATGGTTTTGTACCTAGACATCTACTGGAAATGGCTCAGAAGGAGTCCGAAGCAGAGGAAATAACTACATTAGTTAGTGATGAGGAAGGAGAAAACAAAAGTTATTATGTGGAAGCTATTGTTGTTATTGCTAATGATGGGACTTTGTTAAAAGCCGAAGCTAATCCTTACATGATGGGTGATAGACCTATTATAGCATTCCCTTGGGATGTCGTTCCTAGCCGTTTTTGGGGTAGAGGAGTATGTGAGAAAGGGTATAACTCTCAAAAGGCGTTAGACGCTGAAATACGAGCTAGAATAGATGCTCTTGCTCTTACTATACACCCTATGTTAGCTATGGACGCTACAAGGATGCCTAGAGGTGCTAGACCTGAGGTACGTGCAGGTAAAGTTATTTTAACTAACGGTGCTCCTAATGAAGTTATACAACCATTTAACTTTGGTAATGTAAGTCAAATTAGTTTTGCACAAGCTGATGCTTTACAAAGAATGGTACAGACAGCTACAGGTGCTATTGATTCCGCAGGTATAGCAGGATCAATTAACGGTGACTCCACTGCCGCAGGTATTTCAATGAGCTTAGGTGCTATCATTAAGCGTCATAAGCGTACTTTAATTAATTTCCAAGAATCCTTCCTAATACCTTTTGTAACTAAAGCCGCACACAGATACATGCAGTTTAATCCTGAAATGTATCCTGTTGCTGACTACAAGTTCCATACTTCCAGTTCACTAGGTATTATTGCCCGTGAATATGAAGTAACACAGCTTGTACAGTTGTTACAAACTATGTCTCCTGACACACCAATGTATCCACAGCTTATCATGTCTATTATTGATAACATGAACGTAGGTAATCGTGAGGAACTCATAGCGGCATTGCAGGAAGCTAATCAGCCTGATCCTGAAGCACAACAAGCACAACAAGCGGCTCAACAAGCTCAGTTGGCATTCCAAGCTTCTCAGACAGCGGCGTTGGAAGGACAAGCTGTTGAATCACAAGCAAGAGCGCAAAAGCTTTCTACGGAAGCACAAGCTATTCCTCAGGAACTAGAGATTGACAGAATCAAAGCAGTAACGACAAACATACGGGAAGGTAGTGATGATGATCGTGAGTTTGAGCGAAGACTTAAAGTTTCTGAGCAATTACTAAAAGAGAGGGAAGTAGCAATTAAAGAGAGGGCTAATTAATGGCTAAAGATCCAAGACTAGCTAGAGTAGGTGTTAGTGGTTATAACAAACCAAAGCGTACCCCTAATCATCCGACTAAAAGTCACGTAGTTGTAGCTAAGGAAGGAGACAAAGTAAAAACTATTCGCTATGGACAGCAAGGTGTTTCAGGTGCAGGTAAGAACCCTAAGACTGCATCGGAAAAAGCAAGACGTAAATCTTTTAAGGCTCGTCATGCTAAGAACATTGCTAAAGGCAAAATGTCTGCGGCATTC